CAGAACGCAGCCGTTGGAAATATTAACGCTTCTCAAGGTATAGCGCAGCCTTATTACAACACTGCTGCTCAATACACTCAAGAGGCCGCTAGGTCTTTCCAGCCTTTGTCACAACAGGATATTCAACGGTATCAGAACCCGTTTGTGCAGTCTGTTGTTGACCCGACAGTTAAAGCGTTGCAACAGCAACAGGGCCAGCAGCTTGCTCAACAGCAGTCAAACGCCATTAAAAGCGGGGCATTTGGCGGTGACCGCTCTGGCATTGAACGCGCAGTATTGCAGGGCCAGCAAGACCTTGCCACAGCGCAGGCTATTTCGCCTTTGTATTCACAGGCTTACCAGTCTGGCTTAGGTGCGGCGCAACAACAACAGCAAGTTGGTGGTCAAGGCCTTATGGGCGCAGGCGCTCAGTTGGCCAACCTCGGCTCTGGGGCGCAAAGTTCTGCTTTGGCTGGTGCAAACGCCCAGCTCGCGGCTGGCACGGTTGGCCAGCAGACGCAGCAGGCTTTGGATACTGCTAAATATCAGCAGTTTTTGCAGCAACAGGGTTACCCCTTCCAGCTTACGCAGTTCCTTGCTAATATTGCGGAAGGCACTGGCGCGTTGTCTGGTAGCACTACTTCTACCACGCAAGCATCCGACGAACGCTTAAAGCATGACATTAAGAAGATTGGTACAGCCAATGATGGCCTGCCAATTTACAGCTTTAAGTATAAGGGCGACGACCAAATCCGTATTGGGTTTATGGCCCAAGACGTTGAAAAGAAAATGCCAGATGCCGTTGGTGTCATGGGCGGTTATAAAACCGTTGACTATGGCAAAGTTTCTGATGCCAATGCCAAAGAACACCGTGCCATGGGTGGCGGCGTTTGGGAGCCGGGCGCATATAGCTTTGGCGGGCGTGAGCATCATTCCGCCGGTAATGCTGTCGGTGGCAGTCAAATGCTGGTTGACCCGACTGATTGGGCTGCTTTGGTGCAAGCTCATGGTCAAATTACTAACCCTTATGGCGCTGGTGCAGGGAACAAATCAGGAACTCCCGGTGCGTCCGGCGTAGTTCCATCTGCGTCTTTGGCTGTACCAAAATTGGTGCAAGCAAGCTCCCCACAATTGAAGCAAAGCAGCGGCATTCAAGATGCTCTAAGCACTGGGAAAACTGTTTCAGGTTTGGCAAGTGATGCTACCAAACTTAAAGATTGGTATGACCAAAAGTTTCCAGATAAAAAAACAGATACTAAACCTGACGCAACTTCTAAGGCGGACACTACCTCCAAAGCAGATTTGCCTAGCGCCAAAGCAAACCCCGTGTCACTTGAAAGCCAAGATGGGCAATCAGGATTTAAAATTCCTGAAGGCAATTCTACGCCTTCAACAGATAATGTTGGCATGGATGTCACACCTCCTGATGCAACGCCAGATTTGGAAGGGTTCTTTGCCTATGGCGGTGTTGTGCCACGCGGCCATTTTGGCATGGGAGGCAACACAGACCCTTATGGTTTAAATCAAGGGACCGGCGAAGAGCTGCCAAAGGATGTTGTCAGCGCAAGTGAATCATCCAAAGATGAAGCTGAAAAAGAAGCGCCTAAACCCGGCAAAACTGGTGGCGGTGGCGGCGGTGACAGCACATTAAGTGACATTGGAACCGCTGCAAGCATTGTTGGCACGGCAGCTAAAATCATCCCGTTTTTCCTTGCCAGCGGTGGCGTTGTTCCGCGTGAGCATCATGCTGGCAATGAAGGCAATGTTGTCGGTGATGATGGCGGTGGCGGCGGATCAGATGGACCGCAATACAAAATTCAACCGCAAAACCTTGAGGATATGCCAGAGCATCGGCAAAGCCTTATTAAAGCTATTTACGCGCCAGAAAGTGGCGGTCGGTATGATGTGCTTAATGGCGGTGAAACTTTTGACAATACCCAGCAGCATCCTAACCGTGTTGGTAAAAACGGTGAATCCACTGCGGCTGGTGCGGGTCAATTTATTAAAAGCACATGGGATGATGTTACCGGCAATGCGCCTATGACAAAACCCTACATGGATTCTGCTACTTGGACACTTGCTGCGCGTGACTATAACAAGCGTACCGGCAAAGACCTTGACCAAGAATTGCAGAAGAATGGTGTGACACCTGAAATTAAGTCCGCTCTTTCTGACACATGGACTGGCCTAAAAGGTCCGGGACCAAATTGGCGTTTGCCAACTATGGCACGGGGTGACGAAACAAACCGCCGCAATTCATCTTTGGGTGATGTATTCTCTGAAATGACATCTGATGCTGTGCCATCAGGTAAAAGTTTCTGGGTACCGTTGTTGTCAGCTATTGCAACTGCTGGCGCGTCTCGTGCGCCTACTCGTGGTCAGGCCCTTGCTGAAGGTCTTGCTGGTGGTATTAGTGGATACATGTCCACTAAAGACCTTGAGATGAAGCAAGCAAAGCAGATGATTGACTTCACAAAGGATAACTTTGTTCATACGGTTAATGGCGCTGGGCAGGATGTCTTGTATAACAAAATGACAGGACAGCAGTATTCCCCTTCTGACTTTAACGCTTATATGTATGACTCTTTTGTCAAACAGGGTATTGACCCTTCCATTTATGGACTTAAAAAGCCTGCTGGCACAACGACATCTCCTGTTTCAAATATCATTGCGGATAAAGCTGCTAAAGTTGGTGCTGCCACAAGCCAGCCAACTTCACCGGATCATGCTGTCCCTGCTCCTGATGTGGACAAACCATCTCAAAACATGAACACCATGAACACTGGGCAGCTTTATCAGGCAGCTTTGGAGGGTAAAATTCCGGGTGTGCCACAAGATGCAGCGCAGCAACAAGCTCAGATTAAGGCTGACTTGCAACGCGCCAATACGCTTGCCGCAAACCCTGATCCTACTGTGGCATCTAATGGCATTAAACTGCGTGAACTTGCCATGGGACAGCAGAAATTGCTTGACGACAAAATAAACCAAGCAATCTCTTACCAAGCAGATCAGAACAAAGAATTTGCCAAAGGCCGTTCTGAACGCATCAACAACTATTCTACAGAGGTGCAGAACCGCGCTCCTTCATACAACACAGCGTTTTCTAACTTGGAACGCTTGGCACAACTTGGTGCTGAATTTAACACAGGTAGAGGCGCACAAACTAAAGCAGACGTTGTTAACGCAATGCAAAGTGCAGGACTTGGGCGCTTTATACCTTCAGATTGGCAGAAAATGCCCGGTGATGCTGACCAAATTCTTAAACAGTCTACCGCATTGCTGTTTAACCAGTTGCAGGCTGACAAAATTGTTCGGGCTGAAAAAACTGGTCTTAACTATGAAAAGGATGCAATTCCTTCTCCGGCAACTAGCGCACCTGCGTTTTATGCGCTGGTTGGTCAAAAGCTGGCTGAAGCACACCAAAGCTATGACAAGGATTCAGCGTGGGCTTCCAAGCCTGTTGGGTCTATGGAACCAGTTCAGCATGAGCTTACATGGTCACACCAAAAGGGCAATGACCTAGACAGCTATAAGCGCCGAGCTTATGACAGTATTCCTGCAAACCCGAACATCACAGACGAACAATTTGCAAGTTTGCAAAACTCTGTCAAAGACCCGCAGACTGGAGAAACCTTTAATCCTAAGCGGTATAAGGCCCCTGCTGCTCAAGGCACAACTCAGCCAGCAGCACCTCAGTTGCCTGAACCGTTACGCGGCGTAGAAGGTTTGCAATTTAGTCCTTCACGGCAACAATACAAAGATGCCAATGGCAATGTTTATGACAAGAGCGGAAACAGGGTGCAGTAATGGAACAGACAAATGATTGGGCTCCTGTAGCACAGCCATCTTCTGGTCATGATGACTGGTCTCCTGTTGGCGCGGCTCGGGAACAAACTGGTCCAGAACAAGCCAAAGCTGATGAAGCGCTTACGGCTAAAGAACGTGGCATGATCCCAGATGAATTAAAGACATTTGGTTATAATGCTGGTGACATGGCATTATTTGGAATCCCAACTTATGCCTCCGCTTTGCACACATCATACAAAGAAAATATCCCGCTCAAGGAAGCTATTAACAAACAGCGTGAATATGAAGCTGCTCTGTCACGGCAAAATCCTATTTCATCTGCTGTTGGAACTGGGGCTGGACTTGTTGGCGGTTTAGCCGTGCCATTAGGCCCGCTGGGTGAAGCAGGCAACCTTGCTGCTAAAGGCGCAGAGGCACTTGGTGCTGGGCGCTTCTTAAAGTCCGCTGCCAGTGGCGCAACTGTTGGCGCTGAGATGGGCGTTATTTCTGGTGCGGCTAATAAGTATGGCACGGATGAATTTACACCGGCTGAGATCGGCAAATCTGCGTTGTACGGTGGTATTGGCGGTTCCTTGATTGGTCCTGCTGCGGAAAAAGTTATTGGAAAAACCGTGTCACCGGCTGATGCGGAACTGCAAAAGGTTCTTGAGTCACAGGGCATCAAGCCTAGCCAAGAAATGATTACTGGCAAACGTGCCCCAGAAGGTTCTGCTCGTGGAACTGCCGATGAAATGCGTGAGCAGGCCAAGAACATCTTGGAACAGAAACAGCAAGGTCTCATAGATCAAAGCGTGGGTCCGAACGCTGGCGGTGAGGCACTGGGACAAGCCGCCACAGCAAGCCGAGACGCAGCGCAACAACCATATAAAACTCTTGAAAAAGTTAATGGCAATTTTGACTTTGGTGATACTGGTGTCACTGGTCATGTTTTGTCATCAGTGAAAGATTCTTTAAAAGCATCAGACATTAACCCAACTTTTAGGGATTCAAAGTTCTATCCCGGAGCTAATGCTGCATTTGATGCTTTGAATTTAGAATTGCAAAATCTTGAGTCAAAAGGTGGGCAGCCAACTTTTCAAGATATGTTGCGTGTCAAAGATGAAATCAGCAAAGCTCGCAGAAATGCGACAGACATTGACGACAGCAACGCTGTAGAGGCTATCATCAAGGGCTATAAACAATCTCTTAATAAAGCCGTTTCAGGCGGAATGTTTCAAGGAACGCCCGAAGCCCAGTTACAGGCTGGCGTAGAATTGGCTCGTGCTGATAAAGGTTGGTCTGACTTTTTAAAAACCTATCAACAAAAAGGTGGTGGAGAAAAGGGCGCAATTAACCAAACTTTAAAGCAGCTTCAGGATGCCAATTCCAAATATATGTCAAAAGAGATTACACCGGAAATGGCGCAGGCAGCGCAGGGTAAAATTAACCAGTATGTCACTGACCCACGGCTTGGTCCTTTATATTACAGCCGCATGGAAAAAATGATTGGCTCTGGCACCCCAGAGATGGAGAGCTTCAATGCGGCTATCCGCAATAACATGCTCACACCGGCTGGGGACAACATTGCCAAACTGCCCGACCAGTTCAACAAGTATTTAGACCCGCGCACACTGCCCGTGACATTGCGGGCATTCGGTGCCGATACCACCGGCGTATTGAATAACCTTGAGGCCCACGCTTCTGATTCCGCTGCGACAACTGCGGCTAAAGACAAATTGCGCGACCTCCGCAACATGGGTCAGGCTATTGACACTGTTTATAAGCGCCCCGTTTCTGATGAAGAAAAGTCAGGAATGATTAGCACAATATTGAAGAAATATGCTCTTCCTGCTGCGGGGTTTGCTTTCAATATTCCTCATGGCACGGAGGCTGTGGTGGGCGCTTTGGCAGGTAAAGGCCTTAACGCTGGCGCATCTGGCATAAGTTCCGCTTTTGAATCAGCAGCTCAACGCGCTGGCGCACCTAAAACTATTGCTTCAGAAGGGTCGGGGTTCAACGTGCCATATTTAAACGCTCGGTCATATCCACGCATTAACAACTTGGGCGCACTAGTGCCAGTGGACGAAAAACCGGGTTACACTCCTGTGGCACGGAAAAGCGGGGGCCGTGTTGGTGGCATGACAGCAGACCAGTTACTTTCTGCTGTAGAACGTGCTAAAAAGAAAACCAGCACAAACACCAAGCCGTTGCTAGGATTACACGACAATCAGGTGGCAAAAGCGCTTGAAATTGCCAACCACAAGATTTGAGGACTAGGTTATGGTTTCCACATACACAACCAACAAAAGTTTGGAAAAACCCGGAAATGGTGATTACGTTGATACATGGAACGTGCCTGTAAACAGTGACATGGATGTCATTGACCAAGCATTTGGTGGTGTCACAAATCTTAACTCAACTGCTGGTTCTGTAACCCTTACCTCAACCCAATACCGTTCCCTGATTATTAAGATTTCGGGTCTGGCAACTGGTAACGTGACATACACCATACCATCTGGTGTTGGTGGTCAATGGATTGTGCAAAACAATGACACCAGCAACTTCTTTATTTTTGTTGCATCAGGTGGTGGTGGCACGGCTGTAACCTTGCCACAGTCCAACTTTGTCTTGATCTCCAGTGATGGCACTAATATTTCTCAGGTTGCGTCTAACCTGTCGTCCGTTCCAGTTGGCGGCGGGTCAAACAAAATATTTTACCCAAATGACCAAGTGGTAACTGACAGCTATGTCATGACTTCAACGCAGAATTACGGGACTTTTGGCCCCGTAACAATTAACTCTGGCGCGGTTGTGACAATACCAAGTGGCGCAACTTGGTCTATTGTTTAATCCCTGTGCGGTTCAGTTAACACACTGAACAAGCTATGAGGGTTGTCTTTGCACCATTGCGGCGTGATGTCTTTTACAATGTCACGCCAGAATGTCTCAAAGCCGTGAACAGCGGATGAACACTGAGACCTTTTGTTTGCCTCATGGAACACTTCTGGGTCTGTAGAAAACAGCCAATTTTGTTTAAGGTCCAATGGGCAAAAATGCCAAGCGGGATACATTGAGACCAAATGCGGGTAGGCTTGTGACAATTCAAATGGCACTTTTACCCCGCCATAAGCCCAAACCGGATGTGCCAAAGCCGTTGGCATTTCTTCTAACCAGAGCTTTACAAACTGCGCTTCTGGCTTGGCAATCATCAGGGCATTACAAGCCGAAACTGGAGCCCCATCTGAGGGCTCAAGACACATAGAGAAATCATCATCCATATACAAGCCAAGAGGACAAAGAAGCAACATGTCAGTATCAAGGTATATACCGCCCTCATTGTTAAGTATCTCCAATCTTGTCAGATCAGATTGTAACTGAGGCCATTCAATATTTACACCCAAATGTTTGCCATCCATTGGGGTATGGTAAACTGTGACAAGTTCTTTGATTTTGTCCCACCATTCATTTGGCTCGGGTTCTTTGTTTATCCAAAACTTAATCTCGTCAGGAACTTGCACTTCTTTTGCCATTTTGACTGCCATATAATTTAAATATGACAAAGGCCGTGTGCGCTCCCAAACTGGGTAAATAAAATGAACAACATTAGGAACTTTATTTGACATTGTATGGCACCCTTCCCATGGTAATGTTTGGCTCAATCCGAATTTCTTTGTTACTCCAAGTCCAACATTCGCCTGTGTCATTTTGAAAACACACCCATAACAAATGATGTTCTGATCCATAGTCAATGAGGAAATGCGCCAAAGAATTTCCTTTTGGCGTAATTAGTGGAATTGGCGGGTTTAACTGGAGCATCATTTTTTACTGCCTTTGTGTAACAGAGCCGTTTGTGGGAAGGGCAAAAACTCTCAAAGTTGGTTTTTTCTCCGCAAAAAACATATTGTGAAGCGTGACCATCATTCATAACATATCTGCATTGCCATTTAGTAAGCTCTTGAAACTTGGGATATTTTTTGTTTGGGTCATAGTCAACATTAACATATTCAACCTGCACCTTTTGAGCTTTGGGTAATACAATCCTAGTTTTTCTTACTCTAGGAACCTTGGCAATCTTTGGTTTTGGCGGCTTGCGCTCACGCTCAGACGGCAAACGCTCGCCCCGCTCCCTCATGCGGCTGATGCGGCCCATGACAGCGTTGCGGGATTTACCGAGCATATTGGCTATTTCCGAGCCAGTATGCCCCTTTGCCCAAAGCTGCCTTAACCCCTCAATCTCTTCCTCAGTCCAATAGCTCCACATTGTTGTCATTTTTTAAATCCTGTATATTTGTTTGTAGCAATTCTTCAATAGTATCAAGCATTTGTTCATGCTTGTCTTTCTTGTCGTCAAGCTGCTTGGCGTATTGGATCAGCATATCATTGGCGCGTTCTTCTGCAAGTTTTGTTACTGCCAGAATGATAGGAGAAGCCTCTTCATCCCAAGGATTGTTATAACTTGCGTTACGCAGCTCCAACCATTCCAATGCAGCTTTTATGACATCAGTGCGTGTCACAACAACATCTGTAATTTCTGCCATGTCACACCTTTTTCAAGTCTTGTGCTACAGCATAAATCTTGTCTTCAAGACCCACGGCGATGCTATCGGGCTGGTCCGCAAACTCTGCTGCAAATGCCAAATAGTTTACCGCGTCAACATAATTGTCCTTATGTGTGCGGGAGGTTTTCATCCGCGCCAGCTTTGTTGCGTGGTGGATCATTGCGACATCATAGCTGGATATATTTTTACCAAGAATAACAGATGCAATAATGCTTATATCATTATGCAGATCATCCACGTTGCCGTAAAGGAGGCCTCGGTCCCGCAGTATATCTGTTGCGTGTGTCAAAATTTCTTTGTGGTTCATAATTTTCACCCTTTTTCATTTCAAGATATTCTTGCACTTTTCCTATTACGGAAGTGTTAAGAATAATTGCACCCTTATTTTCCCAACTTGTTTCTCCTATGTCAGAATCATATTTGTAAAGCAAGTCAACCATTACAAATTCACTGTCATTCAGTTCCTCAAGAAACTCCTCGCAGGAATTGCATACGCTCTCTACTGTAAGCTGGTGAACAGGGTTCCCTGTAGCACTAGGCATGTGCATAGTTAATAAAAACCGCATGGTCACTCCGTTATCTTTCTAAACTTAACATGTTTTACTGGACAAACCAAAAATGTCTCGTATTTTTTTGTGTTACTCGCATATATGTCTTTTTCATACCAATATTTTACTGTGGACCAAGGTATGACCATGGCATGTGTCATTGGCGCGTTTACGACAATATACGTTTCTATCTGTCCTCTGTTGCGTATTATTGTATTTTTGTTTGACACTATAACCTCATGAAAGCTCCAGTCATAAGGACCGGTAAAATTCCTATTTGGTAAGTGTTTAACTTCAATTTTTATACGCCCTTTTACTTCGTCATCAACATAAATATCCCCATCGTCAACATAGTCATTTGGGTCTCCATCTGGCGGACATATACGGATGGACGGTATGTAAACAGACCGACCGCCCCTGTGTATCCACTCAGCAACCCGAAAGACAGCAGGGCTTGAATTGGAAAGCCTTTTGACAAATCCATCATAGCTGTCATTCACCGAAATCTCTCCTGACAACAGTTCCGTCCATCTTTTTCTTAAACTTAGAACCTTTGCCAAATGGCATAGGTGTCTTGGACTGTTTGAGGCCGAGAACGGAAGACTTTTTACGTTTGGCGCGGGCCGCATTAGAATGATCCTGCTTGGTCTTTTCCGTAGCGCAGCCCTTGCATGTCAAACGTATGTTGTCATCCGTATCAGTCCCACCAAGCTCAAGGGCACGGACATGTTCAAAGATAAACTTTCCGGTAACCAGCTTTACGCTGCACACCATGCACTTACCTTTTTCACGCTCCCATATTGCCAGCTTACGCCGAGCGGATAAGTTCCCCCGCTTGGTGGTCCCCATATCCTCTGTCATTGAACAGTTTGCCCCGCCGGAACACCAAAGCCCACTGTTTCATTATACAGTTGTATTTTGGTTAATGCGCCTTGCAAAATGTCACCTGTGGCCTGCAAAGCGTCAAATTCATTTTTGACAGTTCCAATAACCACTTCTGCAATAGTAAAAGACAATGCTTTCATGACATGATCTGTTTGTTTGCCATTTAAAACATTTGTAATTTCACGTTTTAATTTAATGACTTCTGCGGCTTCTTCTTGGTATTTCATAATTTCATCTCCGCTCTTTTTGTTGCTTCATGAGACTGCCACTCGTGGAACCTCATTCTAATATATTCAAGCTGCACTTTAAGCAGAGACGCTTTTTCTCGCGCCTCCACCATCATTCTTACAAAGTCATGCCACTCAGGGGATGCCTTGACTGTCATCTCAGCTCGGCTGACGGGCATGTCACCAAGTTCTGCCATCTTCTTGGAAAGGACAGCAGACTTGGTTTCCTCTAACATGCTTGCAGCAGAATCCGCGTCAACCCATTTCTTGGCAATAATCCTGAATTGTTCCGAAAGGGAGACGTTGGGATTTATATCTGCTTGTGTCATGTCATTTCCTTAAAAAGGGATGTCGTCGTCGTCAACAATGCTCGTAGCTGGTGCATCATATGATGTTGTCTTAGGAGTCTTTGGTTTAAAAGATAAACTTTGCCAAGGTGTTCCGTCTGCCTTGCGTTTTGTCCAAGCATTAACCCAATACTCCACGCCGTCAATCATTGCCGTGCCAGTAGCATTAGCGTCATTCTTGTCAGGGCGCTGGTTCTGGTTCTTAAACAGAGAACCGCTCATATCACGTTGTTCATATGCCATTATTCACTTCCTTTATTTGCACCCAAAAGCTCTATTTTGGATTCCATTTCTTCAATAAATTTGACCACTTCTCCCTCAAGCTCCGCAATCATCTTATCATCACGCTCCACGCGGTGGATAAACATTTGCATGTTCTCCGGTAAGCGTGGATCATACGACACAAAGTCACACCACTTACGGCCTGTGCAAGCCATCTGCCATTGCATTTGTGTCATATATTGCTGTGGCACGGTAATGCTCAGGAGTGTGTCAATGTGTGTAATGGTGGTGGGACATTTAATCTCCACCAAACCTTCTTCGCCAACAAGCCCATCAGGGCTTGCGCCAGCCATTTCAATGGTTGGATGGGGAATAAACCCGACTTCTTCCACAAGCTCCCCCAGAGCTGCTTCATAAGCAACCCTAGCCTGTGGCTCGGTGTTTACTCCCCATACCATTGCGGCGTTCTGGTAGGTGTCCCCCCTTGAACCAGTGAGACGCTCGCAAAGCAGTTCACCCATGTATTTGGCACGGGACGCGCTGTAGCCTGTCTTTGTCTTGGCAACAATGTCAGCAACACGAGATGCTGTCACCTTGCCAAGACGTGAGGCATACCACTCCTCAGTTCTTTGCTCCATTACTTAATCCTCCACACGCGCACACCGTCTTCTGCTTTGCGGGCAGACCAAGTTTTGGGAGCATATTCTTTGTTGTATTTTGCCAAACTGGCAGAGATTGTTGACATCTTTGCTTTTGGCACAAAGAAGCTCTCAGCCACTTTCATGGCAAGGAAAGGGTATTTAACTTTAAACACCCGATTGACTGTAGGCCCTCGCCAGCGTGGGGGCATTGGAATGTTTTTTTCAACAGAGTATTCATATTGCAAACGTGGCATGGTTCTCTCCTATTAACCTTTGGTTGCCTTGGTGACTTCAGAAGCCGTCTTTTTAATTTTAGCCAGCTCCTCTGCGGGGATATTAGACCGCACACTTTGCGGTAGCTTGTTCCAGACTTCGGTTAAAGATGAACTTCCGCCTGTAGCAGCTTCCTGCAAATTATTTATTGCAACTATTGTTGCAGATTCCTTAACTCCACCCGATGGAACAGGCGTAATGTTTTGTGATACGTTACCACCGCCGCGCACGGCTGCATTGCCATCATCATCCTCTGTGGCAAGGCAAAGAATGCTCATCAAGGAATAGCGGCGAGCGTATGTAATTGCAGAGCCGATCCCGTGCGCGTCATTCTTGGCGACAGGCATAAACAGTTTGGATGACATAAATTGCCCAGAGGAATGAAGCAGAATTGTCTCCACCTCAACACCACCCTGAACAGTAGACGGGTTTTGGACGATGGATAAGCCATGCTTGGCAAGCGGCATACGAATCACACTGCGGACAGCGGCAA